ATTGAAGAGGCTTTGTTATCAGGAAAATCAGTTGACGAACTTATATAGATTTTGTATAATGTGTATATAAAATTTATTGAGGTGGTACAACTGTGAAAAAGATTTTATCCTTTATAACTATTGCATTGTTAGCATTAACTTGCACAGCCTGTGGAGCTAAAAACGACCCGTCAGGAATCAGCAAAGATGAGTTTGACCAAATAAATATGGGAATGACCATATTTAAAGTTGAAGAAATTGTTGGCGGAAAAGGTACTAAGATATCAGAATCAAAAGACGAAACTGATGATTATTATATAAATACATATGTATATAAATTTGAAGGCGAAACCAGCGGTTACGCTGAGTTTGAATTCACTTCTAAAGTACCGAAAAATGAATTAGATTTAAGTGTTAAAACAAAATTAACAAGTAAAAATCAATATGATTTATCGTAGGTGATAAATTGAAAAACAAACAAAAAATTAAATGCCCTTTTTGCGGTTACGAAATGCCCATATACTTTGACAAATCGTCAAGGTGTAGGGGCATTTTTACATACTGTAAAGGGCGTAATTGTAAAAAGAAATTTGAAATCGTTTTAAGCGATAAAAAATAATCAGGTCAAGTAGAGCCATTGGATGCCGATGACCTCACAGTAAAGGATGTGGGATATTGGCGTATGACGGTTCAATTAAAATTGACACCAAAATTGATACCGGTGGTTTTAAAACGGGCATTGATAAATTAAAAGGACTTGCCAAAACAGGTGTGTCTGCAATAACAACAACTCTTGCCGGCATTGCTACAACCCTCGGAGCAGGAGCAACAGCAGCGGCAACAGTCGGCTCGTCTTTTGAGGCGGCAATGTCTAAGGTTTCGGCTATCAGCGGTGCAAGCGGTAAAGACTTGCAGAGCCTTACTGATAAGGCTAAAGAGATGGGTGCTAAGACAAAGTTCTCAGCCTCCGAATCTGCTGAGGCTTTACAATATATGGCTATGGCAGGCTGGAACACAACATCAATGCTCAATGGTATTGACGGTATTATGTCACTTGCCGCCGCAGACGGTCTTGATCTTGCAACAACCTCTGATATCGTCACCGATGCAATTACTGCATTTGGCTTAAAAGCATCCGACAGCACCCATTTTGCCGATGTCCTTGCTAAAGCATCAAGTTCTGCAAATACTAATGTGTCAATGCTTGGTGAGAGTTTTAAATATGTAGCCCCTCTTGCGGGTGCGATGCACTATAGTGTTGAGGATGTGTCCGTTGCACTCGGACTTATGGCTAATGCGAGTGTTAAGGGCAGTATGGCAGGTACAAGCTTAAAAACTGCTCTGTCAAACCTTGCGTCACCTACCGATGCAATGGCAGAGGTCATGAAAAAATATAAAATAAGTATGACCGATGCAAATGGCGAAGCATTACCTTTAATTGATGTTATCAAAGAACTTAGAACAAAGTTTAGCGGTTTATCCGAAACAGAACAAACAGCCGCCGCAAGTACTCTCTTCGGTAAAGAGGCTATGTCGGGTATGCTTGCTATCATCAATGCGAGTGATAAGGATTTTAATACACTTGTTAAAAACATTGATAATGCAGACGGCTCAGCTCAAAAAATGGCTGATACGATGCAGAACAATCTGCAGGGACAGATTACGATTCTCAAATCAGGGCTTGAAGGCTTGGGCATCGAAATCTACGAGAGTATGTCCGAGCCGCTTACTGATGCCGCAAAAGAGTCTCAGAACTATGTAAGCAGACTTACCGAGGCATTTACCGAAGGCGGATTATCAGAGATGATTGAAGAGGCAGGCTCTATTTTCGGTGAGCTTGCAACAAAAGCAGTTGAAGCCGCTCCGAAGATGATTGATGCCGCTATGTCCTTTTTACAGGCGTTTGTCAACGGTATTGCAAACAACTCCGATAAACTCGTTAAGGCGGCTATAAACATTGTTAAAACATTAGTTAAAGGCATAAGTGACCGTGCTCCCGATTTGCTTTCGGCGGCGAAAAGTATTGTAAATGCCTTAACAAAAAACTTAGTTAAGCTCCTGCCAAAAGAACTGCAAACCCCCGTTAAAGAGGCAATTAACACTATCAAAAAATCCTTTGAAAATGGCGGTCTTAAAAAAGCTATCAATACAGTTAAAACCATATTGATTAACCTCGGCAAAACTATTACTAACATTGCAAAAGTGGTTATACCACCGCTTGCAAAAGCTATTGACTTGATTGCCGACAACCTCAATATACTCTTGCCTATTGTTACTACAGCAATCACGGCGTGGAAAGCTTGGAAAATCATCTCGTCTATCACAGCTCTCGTTAAATCACATGCCGCATCTGTAACAGCGGAGAGCCTTGCCGAAGCTGCATCACTTGGCACTATAACGCTTAAACAAATAGCAGTCGGTGCATTAACAGGTGAAATCACGCTCGCAACAGCTGCACAATATGCGTGGAATATGGCAATGTCACTCAATCCGGCTGTGCTTATCTTGACGGGAATAACAGCACTGACAGCCGGTATTGTTGCATTTTCTGCCGCCAACGGTGATGCAACTCAATCAACGGACGATCTTGCAAGTGCGGAGGCTAATTTACAGTCGGCAAATGATAACCTTGGTTCGTCATATGAGGATATTGGTTCAAAATTCGGCGATTTTATGAACGATATTAAAAACTCGGGCAGTATCTTTGATAACTTCAATGAAAGCATCCTTATTTCCGATGATGAAAAACAAAAGTTGTCCGAAAATATGGACAATGTTCAATCCGAAATTACAGAGATTTGTAAAACTGCCTCGGAAAATCGAAAAGAATTAACCGGCGGTGAAATTCAAAGACTTGAAGACCTTTTCGCCAAAATGCACGAACTTGCGGATCAAGAACTTGCGATTGAAGAAGCAAAGCAAGGGGTTGTTACAACTCAGGCTAAGGCTCTCAACGAGGCGTCTGATTTGTCGCTTGAAGAATATACGCAAAGAGCACAAAAACTCACCAACTCTGCCGAAGAAACTCGTACAGCGGTAATTGATAAAGCATACGAGCAATATACAGAAGAAGTAGCTCTGCTTGATTTGAGGTTGAAAACAGATAGTGATTACTCACAAAAGGAACATGATGCTGATGTTAAAGCCGCAGAAGCGAGCTATCAGCAAGCCGTTAGTGCAGCCAATAAGGAGGCTGGGGATACTCTTAAAATTATTAAAGACGGTTATTATAATCGTGCAGAAGCGTTGAAGAGTACAACTGAAGATTTAAAAGGATTAAATCAAGATGAAAGCGATGCCGAGCAAACACATAAACAAAAACTTATTGATATAGCAAGTAATTATAATACCGAGATTTATAAAATAGAAAGAAAAAATTTAACTGATACTCAAAAGGGTATTGCGGAAGGTCAAGCACTTGTAGCTAAGAAAAAAGCCGAAGAAGAAGAAAATGCAAGGTACAGCAAAGAACTCGGTGAAATAAGAAACAAACAAGGCAAGGCTTTATCTGATGAAAAATACCAAGATCAGTTGGTTGCATTTCTATCTTTAATGGGTTTGTATGAACAATATACCGGAGAAACAGATACAAAAGCTAAAGGAATAAATTCTGCATTTTTAGGAGCGTTTGATAACCTTGATGAAGACACTAAACAAAGCTTTATAGATGCTATGGAAGGAGCGGAAACTGGTTTATCAGAAAAACAGGATTCGCTTTATTCTAAGGCCTCAGAAATTTCAGGCAGTGTTATCAATATTTTCAGGAAAATGTTTGATGAACACTCCCCCTCAAAAGTGTTTAAAAAGATTTTCGGCTACACACTCGAAGGCGGTGAAAACGGACTTGATGCCGAAGCTCCGAATCTATATAAGCAGGCTGACACGGTGGCATCCACATTTACCGAGCGTATGCAGGCAGGTGTTTCAGCTGACGGTTTAGTCAGCAAGATGAGGGCGGCTGTGTCTGCAGGACAGTCAATGCTTAGATCCAAATTTACCGCTGATGTCAACCACAATGTCGAGCTGATGAGCGATGATAACGAGCGTAAGTATAAACTTAAAGGCGATATACACACCTCAATCAACATTGACGGCAGAGAAACAGCGGTTGCCCTTACTCCGTATGTTTCCGAAGAACTTGCATGGGAGGATAGATAATGCTTAATGAAATGACAATTAACGGTGTTGATGTTTCTGCATACAATGCTCGCTTACAAAGTTATTCGGTTAGTGGTACAACCGTTACAAATAACCTTTCTGCCTCTCGCAGTATTTTGACTGCACCAACCTTGTTTTCGGCTGTCCCCGGCACAAGGACTTTGTCTTTGACCTTGACTTTTTACCCTCACTATTTTGGTGACAATGCAAAAGGCTTGACGGTATCAGACCGCCTTGCAATAGCAACCGAAAATATAACCGCATTTGAGGGCTTGCTTGTTGGCAAAGTAGTTGAAATTTCTCTCCCTGACGGATTTATTTATACGGCAATTGTCAACAGCATTGCCGCCGCAACTTTTGATAGCAGTGGTGAGCATGATGTTACATATACATTTAATGCTGTTCGTCACGCAAAGCCTATCAGTGAGATTATAAAAGCAAACAGCTATATGATTTGCAAGTCAAACACGGCTACACTACCCATAATTACAGCTGTGTATGCTAATACAAAATCTGAGGTAATTTTGCAGGGTGTTACTATCAAAAATATAACAGTCGGCACAAAAATTGTTATTGACAGCGTGTCAGGCAAGATTACAGCAAATGGCAAAAATAAGTTTGGCGACAGTGATTTGATTGATTTCCCTGTTCTGCAACCGGGCAAAAATCAGATAACATCGTCTGCATCTGATGTCAGCATAACGGTGTCTTACACGCCAATTTACATTTAGTTTAGGAGGTGTTTAAGATGTTTTTAAAGGTATTTTACGGTGATGATATTAAGGTGTATCGTGACATTGATAATACCTTTTTTCGTACTCGTTCAGAGGACGGTTTGATGACTTTGCAGTTTGATATCTCACCTGACCACGAATTATATAGGTATTTTGTTTTGTATGGTACGGTCGAATATGACGGACAGCGTTATCTTATCAACGGCATTAACGAGCGTAAAACAGTAAGCACGATAACCTGTGAGCTTGACCTCACGGGACTTAATTATAATGTTTACCCCACTTATAACAAAAGCACCGTAAGCTTTGCAAGCGTATGCTCGGAGATTTTAAAAGGCACAGGTTGGACTGTTGTTGATGCCGACCTCGTAGCCGCTCGCCGCACCCTTGAGCTGACTGATGTAACCACGCTTGACATCCTCGATTATTGCCAAAACTCGACGGCGTATAACACTCGCTATCGTTTTGACACAATTAACAAGGTTATTTACTGCATCAAGCCGTACAACAACACCGAGCCGACAGGCACTTACTTTACCGATGAGCTTAATTTGAGCGATATGACTTACAAAGGCAGTACCACAAGTTTGGTTACAAGACTTTATCCATACGGTAAAGATAATTTAAGTATAGCCAGCCTAAACAATGGCAAAAATTACATTGAAAATCATAGCTATACCGACAAGGTCATATCAGCTATATGGCGTGATGAGCGTTACACAAACAAGCAAACTTTGCTTGACGATGCCAACGCAAAACTTGCCGTGCTTGCTGTACCTGAGCAATCATATACAGCTAAGGTGATTGACCTTGCAAAAACGTTGCCTGACACATACGGTGATGTGCTTGCCTTTGATTTATATGATGTGGTTACTCTGATTGACCGTAAACGCAAGACAAGGATTAACTACCGCATTGTAGAGATTAAAGAATACCCCGCCGATGCAACACTTAACACGGTTACTTTATCAACCGTGCCAGCCAAGATAACAGGGAAGTTGCAGACCTTGCAAAACAAGGTTACCGCTCTTGACGCACAAACTTTGCACGACCATAACAAGGTAAATGAGATTAAACAGGACTTAGACACAACCGTTCTTCATGTGTCCGATTCGTGGGCAAGTTCGCTCAACAGCTCGGTGATTACACAAACCGCCGAGGGATTATTTTTTGAAGTCAACAAGGTTGTCGGTTCGGACAGGTGGGGTACTCTTCTCCAACAATCTGCCGATGACATCAAAATTGCTTGGAACAAAATTTCAAATTACATAAAATTTGAAAATTCACAGCTAAATGTGTACAATTCCCAGAACACAAAGCTGATGAGCTTGTCATCAACAGGACATGATATTTTTGATAATAACGGCAAAAAGCTAATGTCGTTAAATTCGGTAGGTCAAAATTTTTACTACAAAGGCACTAAGGTAGGTTACATAGGTACCGGTTGTTATGCTTCTGATACTTCAAAGCGTGACCTTTCGTTTAACCTTGAAAACGGTTCGGCATTTATGGATTGGTGTTATCGTATGAAATCAACTGATTCTTCATACACTCTTATTTTTACATATGCCGCTCAAAAAATCGGTTCGCTTGAAGCCAATCAGTTACACACAGGTTGTGACCTTAACTTGCGGAATCATTATTTACACAACGCTATTTTGAATGATTGGGGCTTTAAAGGCGGCTCTATTACAGACACTTTTTCGGGTTATTATGTAACATCATTTAACAGCAATGGTACAGCAGCAACTTGGAAAGAGTTTAAAATGACCTTCAAAAATGGCATTCTTCAATCGTTAACTGCTTAGGAGGTAATTAAAATGGATTACATAATCAATACAAAGGAAATTGCCGAAACGGATAAATCAAGACCGGCAGAACGGTCTGAAGAAATTCACTCAAAGGAGGATAAAAATGCAGACGAAACTTAGTCCATTAGCATTACAATCAGCTCGTTCAGAACTTATTGCCGCTGTTAATGCAATTGTAAGTAAATACGGCTTTCCAGCCAGTCTTATTGACGGCATAATGTCATCAGTGCTTGTAGATATCAAATCGCAAGTAATTGCTGAACTCGCAAACGAGGTTACAACTGTAACAGCGGAAAAGGAGCGTACCGATGAATGATTATGTTGCTAAAATTACGCTTGATTTAAATTGTCAGGCAACTCCCGTAGTAATCTCAGCAGGGCAATATGACATTGGCAGAAAGATATTAATAACTCTTACTGCTGACGGCGAGGCTTACGATGCAACTGGTGCAAAAGCTGTATGCAAGGGAAAAAACAATAATAACTATTTTGCTGTAAATGCTACAGTAGCAAAAAATATTGTTACTGTAACTACAGATAAGGCTATGCTTTCATCCGCCGGCAGAACGGTTGCTAAAATTGTGCTTACAGACGGTACTCGTACCTACTCTACACAGCCGTTTGTAATAAACACTCACAGCGATTATGACGGTGATATTACTACCTCTGACTATTATCCCGAATTATTAGACATATTGTCCCGTGTCATTGCTCTGACCGAGAGTGGAGCTGTGCTTACCGATACTACACTGGATGCTAAGAGCGTTAATCCTGTACAGAACAAAGTTCTTACAGCTATTATAAATAACAAGGCAAATAAGGCAACAACGCTTGCAGGCTACGGAATTACGGACGCATATACACGAGAAAAAACAAATGAGAAACTTGCCCAAAAGCTCAATTCAATGCCGTTTGACAGTGAACCCAAAAATAATAGCCCGTGCTATCTCACAAGTGGAGCAGTTTACAACGCTCTGCTTGTGAAAGCAGATAAAACCGCCTTGGCAACTAAATACGATTCGTCAAATATCGAACTTGGTACAGCTACTCTTACTCCGTACTCTACTCAGATTGATAAAATAAAATCTGCAACTTGCCTTTATGAAAAAATTGGCGATATCGTTATTGTAAATGTCACCGTCATTATGAACGCAACATCTTTAGGCGGAACATCTACAATAGCTTTGCTCAATATGCCTTTCTCAAACAAATCGGATGTGATTGTTCATGATATCGGCATAAGCAAAAACGGCGGAATGTTCAGAGGAAGTGTAAATAAATCGGCTTGGTTGCAGTTTACTCCGCTCAATAAACAGGCTTATAATTTCGTCGCTGATGAGCAGGTAAACTTTTCTTTGATTTACAAAATATAAAAATAACGGAGGTATGAAAAAATGGAACTTAAAGAAAAAATCACACTCGATATGCTCACGAAGGACAGCGTGTCGGTACTCAGACAACAGTTTTTGACCTTTAACGGTGAAGAAATGCAGGTTGGCGGAAACATCCGCAATGCATATATGAACAGCAAATCGGGCAGAGAACAGCTCAAAACGGTGCTGTCGGATGAATACTATAACGCTGTCATGGCGGTGTGGGGCGACAACCCAACCGTTGATGAGCCGATGATAGAAGAAAGCGAGGAAACATAATGAAGAAAATCAACTGGAAGCAGAAACTTACAAGCAGGAAATTTTGGGCAGCGGTAATCGGTTTTGTTACAGCACTCCTTATGGGATTTGGAGTAACAGAAACCGAAACTGCACAGGTTACATCAATTATTATGTCCGCAGGTACGATGATAGCATATATCATCGGCGAAGGCATGGTTGATGCCAACAGAAACGAATAACAATGAAAGCGAGGAATAGTAATGGCAAAGAAAATCTATCTCAGCCCGTCAAATCAGTATGCAAATTCATACGCATACGGCAATACCACAGAAATGGAACAATGCAATAAGATTGCAATTGCAGCAGAAACCGCCTTGAAGCGTTGCGGATTTACTGTAAAGCGTGCTCCGAAAGGTCAGAATATGTACACATCAATTTCTGAAAGTAATAACTTTGGAGCTGATGTCCATGTTTGCATCCATACAAACGCTGGTGGCGGCAAGGGTACAAATGTATTTGTTTATAACCGTTCTGCGGAAAATCTCAAGTACGCACAGCCGGTTTACAACGAACTTGTAAAGCTCACAGGTGTAGGTAGAGGCATTTCAAAAAATGAACTTGCAGAGATTAATTCAACACACGCCAAATGCGTATATTGTGAATGTGAATTTCATGACAGTTCAAATCTTGCAAAGTGGATTATCAACAATACCACAAAACTCGGCGAAGCTATTTGTAAAGGCTTATGCACAGCTTTTGGCGTTACATACAAATCTGCAAACTCGTCGGCTCATGATAAAATCACGAGCGAAAGTAAGCTCAAATCAAAGGCATACGCATACGGCGACTGCAAAAACCTTTGTACAATGCCTAAAAATTCAAGTATTACACACATTTTCGATGACGGTTACGGCTGGAGTAAAATTAAGTATAGAGGCAAAGAAGGCTATGTTCAAAATACAAGAATTAGCAACAATTCTTCCTTGTCGAAGTATCCGAAGATGACCGCTAAATCAACCGCACCTATCTACACTCACCCCGACAAGAAAGTTAAATTTGGCATAATCCCTAAAGGTACAAGAGTAACCGTGCGTTACATTGTAGAAAGGGGTAAAAATGCAGGAATGGCAGAAATTGCCTACCCAAAGAGCAACAGCATTGTATTTGTTGACCGCAAGTTTTTAAAGTGATTTTTTGATCCATAATAACGCCCCTAAAAAAGTTATTATGGAGGTAAAAATGCGTAGCTTTATGGGCTGGATTGGTGGTAAAAGTCACCTTAAAAATCAGATTATTTCACTCATCCCCAGCGACAGTAACCGCTACATAGAGGTGTGTGGCGGTGCAGGCTGGGTCTTATTCGGTAAGGATAAAATCAAAGGTCAAATGGAGGTATTTAATGACGTTGACGGCGACCTGATTAACCTTTATAAGCAAATAAAATACAACTGTTCAGCACTTCAAAAAGAGGTTGACTGGTTACAATCTCGAGAGCTGTTTTCGCAATATCGCTATGAGATTGAGCAACAAGTTGAACTTACGGACTTACAGAGGGCGGCAAGGTATCTTTACTTAATCAAATGCAGTTTCGGCAGTAATCGCTATTCGTTCGCAACTGCTCCTAAAACGATTGATAACATTGTTTCTGAACTCCCGAAATACAAGGAGCGATTAAAAAGTGTAATCGTTGAAAATAGAGACTTTGAAGACCTCATAAAAACATATGACAGAGAATCTGCCTTGTTCTATGTAGATCCGCCATACGTAGCTTCTGAACGCTACTATAACCGCAATTACAGTAAGTTTAATAAGGATGACCACGTCCGTTTAAATGCCGTTTTAAAGGGGATTAAAGGGCGTTTTATCCTATCCTATAACGATTGCGATTTCATTCGTGACTTGTATAAAGGTTACAATATAAAGTGCGTAAGTAGGCAAAATCTACTCCCTGCAACCCCCGATAATTGTGTGGAGTTCAAAGAAGTTATCATAACCAATTACTGATTTGGTAATAATATTACCAATTAAGCAAAATAATAACGCAGTAGTATATTATATTACTCGGGGCGTTATTATGATTAAAATTCATTTGTCTGATTTGCTTGGCAAATACCGCATAACGCAGGCTGAACTTGCCCGTAAAACAGGCATAAGACCTGCAACAATATGTGATATATATAATGAGATGTGTGACCGCATTAACCTTGAACACTTGGACAGAATATGCGAAGTCCTTGGTTGTGATGTTGCTGACATCCTTGAATATCAGCCAAATAAGATTAAAAAGACCGGCACAAATCTCATTTTAGAGCAAAATGGCAACCGAAAAAAGAATAATTAACACAAAAAACACCTTGCAGAAAGCAAAATTTCTGCAAGGTGTTTTCTTTTTACGGAAACATTTCTGCAACAATATGCAAAAATGATTAATTCAATTTTTTTCATTTAGTGTGAAAAGTTTTTTCGATTTGTGCGAAAAGCGACAAATCTCTTCCGCTTGAGGCGAACATATCGTATTTTTCAAAAAGTGTAACCGCCTCTTCG